CAGCAGAAACTTTATAAGTTGTGCCAGTTGCGTAACCAGTAATAGTACCAGTACCACCTAATGTACCATCGATACGAACACGATCACCAACAGCCAAAGTAGCAGCAGTAACAGTAAACTGTCCACCAGTACCAGAGATAGCAACACCAGTTAAAGTGCCTGGAGTTCCAGCAGCTGCTTTCAATTCGAATGCGTTAGCAGTCAAACCAACATAAGCAACATAGTAAGATGTACCAGAAGTTAGACCAGTGGCAGAAGTACTACCACCATTATAATACTTAACTTCTTCACCAGCAACTAATCCATGAGCAGTGTAAGCAATAGTATCAGTTGCAGTAGTAATTCCAGAAGTAGGAATAATACGAGCAGGTTTAGCGATAGCAACTGTCGGTACAGAAGTATATGCAGAACCTACGTTAGTGACAGTAATTGCTGTAACTGCACCACCAGCGATAGTTGCAGTAGCTGCAGCAGAAGAACCACCTCCACCAGAGAATGTTACTGCTGGAGCAGTACCAAGGTAACGAGTAGCACCAGAAGCAACTGCCACATTAGTAATATTATCACCACCAGCTGATTCTTCAGTAGTGTCTACACCGTAAACATATGAACTATCACCAGCTGAACCAAATCCGCTGATCAATGATGCTTCATGTGCTACTGATGCTGGTTTCTCTGAAAGAGTATATGATTGACCAGTACAAGTAGTAACTGAACCATTACCATTGTTACGACCCATAATTACTTTAGCAACAGTGTCAGATGTAATAGTAACGAGTTGATACTCTACACCATTTGCCTTTAAAGTATTTCCGATTTTTGCTTCTGTAGTAAAAGCAGTGCTAGTCCCAGTAACTACGCCAGTGCTGGCGATACTAACTGTTCCAGTAGCAGTCTTACTATCTTTATTTCCCCATAGTGCCATTTGAATTCTCCTTAATTATCTGTTTGAGTTTGGCAAGTGTAGTTTGTAACCAGAGTAGTCAACACCACTACGTTTAGTTCCACTAGTTACCTTTTGATTAGCACCAGATTTTGATCCCGCTGGTCTACCACGACCACGCTTGACTTCAGGCTCTGGCTTTGCTACCTGTTTTGGTTTGCGTTCAAATGCATCATCACCTTCTGGGTCATGATACTGAGCACCATAGCTGCTTCCCTTAACTGTGCGTCTTGGTAGATCAGCCATTTTAATTTCGTTGATAAAGTCAGAGAAAGATTTACGTGTTTCTTCTTTCTTAACTTCTTTTTTCTTTACAGCATCATGAGGGTGATCCCATCCTTCAACTGTATCAATGTTTACACCCTTTGGATGTGAAGAACGAGCAGCAGTTGGTAGACTCATTTTCTTCATGGCTTCAAGACCAGCATACGTATCTTCTTTTACAGAGCCACATTCACATGGTGCTTTGCCACACTCTGGGCATTGCTCACCACGCAACATTTTGAAGTCACCAGAATCTACTTTACCATTATGGTTCTTATCTAGTTTCTTTTGTCCACCAACAAGTGCTTCATCTAGTTTATTTGTAACAGTAAATTTATGCATGCTACCTGCACCTAGTTTACCATCTTTGTTGGCTTGAATGTGAACTTCTTTGCCACTGTTGTGCTTAACAACACCAGACATTTTGTCACCAGTTTCTGGGTGATAGAAATCCATCTCATGCCCTGGATTCATGTGCTTTGCCATGTCATGGTGCATTTTACCCTGTTGAGCAAACTCACGATGATTAGCTTCTTGGATAGATTGCATTACTTCTTTAAATGACTTCATAGTTCCCTCTTTTACATTTGTTGGGTGTCCATTGATTGGTTTGCGTGATGCCTTCAATGCTTTATTCTCTGGAGTACCCTTAATGTATTTACGATCTGGTACTGGTGCAACTGGTGCAACTTGTTCATTCATCTCAGAATACAAATAGTCAGCTGCAGTTTGAATGTAATCAGTGGCAAGAGTAATCTTAGACTGAACCCACTCTGGTAGATCAGTATCTGGCTTCAAACAATCTTCTATCATCTCAGCACAGCGTACTAGCGTCTTCAACTGATTCATGGCCATGTCGCCTTCGTAGCCATATTCTTGTTCGTCTTTGGCTTCATTAACATCTTCTTTAGTTAAACGATCGACTGCTTTTTCAAGACCATCTCTGCGTTTCCAAGATTTTTGTTTATATTTGCTGGATAGTTCGTTGCTGGCAGCTTTCATACCAGGACTTCTTGCTGCATCTGCCTTGTGTTCAAAGTCTGCACCAATTTTACGAGTAATTACAGCATCACGGGATGCTTTCTTAGCGTAAGATCCAAGAGTAGTTTTCGACAACTCATCAATGTGTTCTACTTCTTCATTGCGCTGCTTAGCGTAGTAAGCAGCTAGAGCCATCTGTTTGCGTTTATCTGTAGACTTACCAGCAAACTTAGGATTATCGGAATGAACAAAGTCATGGATCCAATCACCAGCTGTAGCGTCTTTAGATAGAACTTCGTTAATTTGTTGATCGATTGTCATATTTATTCCTTAACCTATGTTTTTAGCACTGGCTCTTAGCATCCAGCCATGTTTAGCATGAGTGTCAAGGCGATCTGCAATAAAATTACAGAGACCTTGTTTATTCGCAGTAGTTGCCAAGGCGAACACTTTATTTAGGCTTTCAATCACTTTATCATTATCAACGATAAGACTTGCAAGTTGATCGCTAATAAGATCTACCCTAGTTGAGTTCTCTTCAATAGTCTTGTAGTTGTATAGTTCGCCAATACTGGTTGGAGTGTACTCATTTAAAGCACGAATTTGCTCTGCAGTAGGATCTACGGAATTATAGATGTCAATATAAAGATCACCATAGAAATCATGGTACTGACTAAATTCGATACCTTCGATATTCCAGTGATATGTATGTACTTTAAAATACATAAAAGTCTGATTGGCCATCAAGATTTTAAGTGCTGCGACTAATTCGTCCATATGTTTTCCTATTAAACCGATGTGCCAGAAGAACCACTCTGGGTAAATTTAGTGTGGTGAAGTCTGGCTTTTTCTACCTGACGAACACGAGATGTTAGCTTCATGGCAATTCTATTAAGAATAGGTCTGCGCTTTTCAACCATCTTTTCAATACGTTCTTTTTCACCAATACTTAATGAAGATGCTGGGCGACCACGCATCAGACGTTTCTTCATTAAATTAACAGCAAGGCGACGAGCACGTTTATTAATAGTTCCTGTTGAGGAAGTTCTCTTTAGTGCAAGTTTAGCACTACGTTCTCTTTTAGATTTAGTCTTTGCAAAACGAACACGGGCACGCATACGCTCCATACGAGAAAGAACTTCTAAGATAGCTTGTTCTTTAACTTCTGGTTTTTCTTCTTCCATTTCTTCACCAGTCTCATCATCAATAACAGCCAATTCGTCATCATCGTATGCATCCATAATCTCATCGTCTGTCATTGCATCGATCATCTTATCGATTTCTTCTTCGGAAGGATCTTTTTCTTCTTCTTCATTAAAGAAAGCATCAAAACCATGAGCATTGGTAGCACCTAATTGCTGACCATCATCTTTCATCTTTACTTGAACAGCAGTTGGTTTGAACTCATCACCATTCTTCTTTTCTTTTTTCTTGGCTTCTTCTAGATCTTCTTCTAGATCTTCTTCTTTAAGTTGATCGTGTTTCTTTAGATCATTGTCAAATTGTTTATTGGTTGCTTTGTTGATACCTTTGAAACGCTTATCACCCTGAGCATAGTTACCAGCTTTATCTGCAGCAGCTGCTTGCTCGCCAGCAGCTTTCTTGTAACGACCAAGTAGTTCAGTGGACAACTCATCAATCATCTGAACTTCATCTTCAGAGAAACCTTCACCAAGATTATACGCAACTTTACGTCTCTGATGTTGGGGGTCTCTTGAACCCATTGTGTGACCAGTATGCTGAGTGCTAGTTATAGTTTGAAGAAAAATTTCCATCTCTGATGGTTCTTCATCATAAGGAACTTGCTCTTCTGCAGTTTCAGTTTCTTGTTCTTTAACCTGACCCTTGGCCATGGCATTTAATTTTTTAAAGTCTTTGTAACGCATAACATCCTTAGCAATGTTGAATGTTGAGTTTGTGTCAACAGTTGGTGGATCTAGATCGTCAGTACCAGATTGCTGAATCACACCTTCTACTACAGTGACATCTTGAATCCACTTTGAAACAAGTTTACCAGATTCTTCTTTAAGCAATAAGTGGTTTGAACCACGCTTAACGATTTCGTATTGTTGGCCAGCGGAATCAACAACCTCACCGATCTTAAAAATCTCACCACGAAAATACTGTTCACGTAGTTCGTCTTTGACTAGTTTGATTTCTTCTTTAACCATGTCAAGACCTAGACCTTGACGCATATCATTCATTAGTCTGCGGCTATCAATCTCTCTTAATGCAGGTGGTAGTGCTACTTTAAACTTAGCGTAGTCGCCTTTCTTGGCAGACTCACGTAGTTTGTTTTCGTCTGGATCTTTATCTCCAGCTGCAACTACTTCAATGGTCTCAAAGTAAAACTCAGTACCATTCTTTTTATTGAGGATCTTTTCGTAATCTTCCTTGCAGTCTGCAGAAGATACCATTACGATATTCTTGTATTTCTTGTTTAGTGTTTTGACTGCTTCAACGAAAGTGGAAGCATCAGTAGTTTGAATGTTCGTATTTGGGAACATTAGGTTCATGTAGTGAACCTTTTTGTCTACTGGAAGAAGTTCTTCTTTTAGGTCTTTTGAAGCGTAAATAACGTAGTCGGCTCGTTGTTGCTCGGCTAGTTTCTTTACCACTTTCACTTGAAGTTCATGCAATGCTGTTGGTGGTTGGAAACGACCAAAGGCAAAGACGACTTTGTTTGACGGTAATTCTTTTAGTAATTGTCGGTAGTTCTTCATGTGACCCATCTATAAAATTAAAATTCAACCTATTATTTAGTAATTTTAATCCTTGTGACCCATAGAACTACGTAAATCATGATAGAGAGCATCTTTATGCTCTGGCTTCATCTTACTTGGTAGATTCTTATGAAACTCTTTTTTGTTACCTTCTGAAGCATGCTGACGCATCTTTGTACCAGAGATACCACTAGTGCCTTCTGCATCTGGATCACGATCACCAGAAGAATGAACAGTGATAGACTTAAACTTATAGTGACCATGAGCAGATTTAACTCCATTGTATTTGTGGAGTAAATCATGGGTAGATTGTTGACGATCTGAACCAGCAACTACATGAAGATGTTGAACTCCACCAGCATGTAATTTTGCTGCAGCATGTAAAGGTGTTTCTCCTTTGGCAGCTGCAGAAACATTAGTTCCAGGGAATGCATTCTTAGCATGTTCGACTTTCTTTTCTGGAGAAAGTGGATTTTTCTTGGCGTCATGGGAACCAGATAAAACTAGATGATGACTTGCTCCATGTTCTTTGGCTACGTCATGCATCTTTTTAACAACCTGCTCATGTCCAGCTGTTGGTGGATTCATACGACCAAATGCAAGCACTCCATGTTTTTCTGCAGTAGCTTCTTTAAGGAAAGATTTGAAATTTAACATTAGCAATTCCACTTTCTTAGAGCAAGTGCTTTACGACTTGGCTCACCATTTGGTTTCTTCATTGGACCTTCCATGCCACCCATACGTGCGCAGAAAGACTTACGACGATTGGCTGCTTTACTACCAGGTGCTAGCTTTGATGGTGGTGTAGTGACTGGTGCTTGTAGATGTGCACCTTTAGAGTTATATGCGTCACGACCTTTCTGAGTCAAACCACCAGTAGAACTTTTATATCCTTTGGCATCAACTGCTGCTTCGTACAATTCTACGTCATCAATTGTTTCAAACTTTTCCCATATCATTTCTGGATCTAAATTATTGTGTGTAGCAATTGCCATTACCATTTGTTCGATTAGGTCAAACTGCTCATCGGCAGATAGTTCTTCGTTTCTTGAAAGTTTCTTTGACCTTTCGATTCTTGCGAGGACTTGTGGTGTAAGTTTACCCCAAGAACCTGCAGAATTACCTTGAGTTTTACCAGCTTCCATACGTTTCTCTCGTTTAGCTTGGTCTTGTTTCTTTTTGATATGCGCCATAAGTGCATTAAAGTTAGTAGCTTCTTGCACTTCAACTTCTTCATTCTGAGATGCTTTTAATGCTGCAGCAGTTGGAGCACCTTTGCTTCCTGGCTTGCGCATCTTCTCACCAGAACCATTTTTAATTCGTTCTTGTTTAGCATGGATGTTATCCCACAGTCCACGTTCTTCTTTCATGCATGAACCAGATTCGCATGGCTTAGTTCCTGGAACTCTTTTGTATCCAGTCCAGCAGGTGCAACCAGTTTTCTTAGATTGTTCTATTAATTCTTTAAACGATAACATTACTTATCTCCAAACTTCTTAGTTTTTAATAAGTTAGCCTTGGCAAACTCGGCACGATTAACCAGCTTGCTTGGTTCTTCTTTACCTTCATGCTTTGTGTTTACAACAAAACCTTCTGGCTTAGACTTCTTACCAGCGATGTGGTGATCATAACCACCTTCATGAGTCTCAAGAGATTTCACCAAGTGGTTCTTAGCCTGAGCCAAGTGGTGGTGTTGAGCCAGTAGATTACCGTAGTGTGCTTTGTTCTTTTCCACATGAGCGACCTGAGCAGCACCTTCAGATGTTTTCTCTGCCTTGGACTTCTCAGTCTTTACTTTTTCTGCTGCTTTAGCATGATGATCAGTAAGATGTTGTTGGAATCCCTTTACGTTTGGGACTTCGTCATGACGGACTGTCTTGTTGATATAAGTCCCAAGGTGACCAGCATCACCAGAGTGTTTTGGGTGCACTGCGTTATACATTGCATGTCCATGAGTATCATGGATTTCTTTTGCGGCAGCCATGTGCTTTTGGAAAGCATGCTCATTCTCATTACTGTGAGTTACTTTGCTGGTATCATGCTCAGCACCATGCATGTGAACATCTGGATGATCTTTGAATGATTTAAGATCTGGATGAGGACTTACCTTCATGGAATGGATATCATCACCATGATATTGTTGGTGAACAACTACACCAACCTTGGATCTTTTAATCTTATCTGCTTCTTTACCATGAGCAGTATAAGTGATAGTGTTTGGTGTAAAAGAAACCTTACTTGCTTCAGTTAGAAAACCTTCTGTAAGATGATGATCTTCTTTGGTATGCATTAGATCGCCTTGGTAAACACCTTTCTTTGGCGCAACCTTTGGTAGATGCTTTAATGCAGTTTTGAGTTTAGAAGCAAGACCTGGAGCATGACCATGATTCTTATCGATGTCAGCTTCAGTGTGATTTATCTTTGGATCTTTGTTGAAGGCAGATTTAGTAGCAACGAAAAACTTACCAGTCTTTGGATGGTGTCCGAAAACGATAGAAGGTGCGCCATCATACTTCATGGTTAGATTGCTTGACTTATTTCCAGACTTCATGTGAGCATGTGCTTGCATTAGTGCAGCATGAGCATGTTCAAATCCAGCATGTCCATGCATCAATGGACGATCTTCTGGATGAGTAATATGTTTTAGCTGCTTACTTTCTTCAGCTTCTTCTTTTAAAAATTCT